TAACGGAAGGAATGCATATAACATTCCTCCCATACTCAATGCTATCTTACACAGGGCATTATGTATTTTATAGATAGCTCGTAACACACTTCTGATATACAAAACAATGCATTATTTTATATATCTCATACATACACTTCCAGTTTCTCACAGTATGTAAATGTGTTACAAGCTACGTACAATGTGTTTTTTATCCTATGGATTACCTTGTATACTTAGGCAACACATTAGTAGCTCGTTTACAAGCGTGGGCTTTCGACCACAACCTATTTTTGCTTGTATTCTTCTACCTTTTCCAGATAGCTTGTAACACACAATTGGTAGGAATTCAACCTACAAAGCGACCATACTTTCGTATTCGCTATACGCATTTACTTTTATGTGTTACAAGCTACGTACGTGTAACAACCTAGACGCTGGCTATAAAGGGGAACTAAATAGCCAGCTTGGACACATGGTCTAGGTTTTATAAAGTTGTCTGATTCGGGCAGGAATGACAACTTTAATATTGCATTTTGCACAACAAACACCAATAGATACAGGTTCTGCATTATTGGTATATTCATTGTGTATGACTTCGTCACATAACCAACATGTAAATGAATCAGGCATAATCATCTGGTCCAATTACATCTAACATAGACTTACAATATATGCTTGGTCTATGTACGGTGAACTCTATGTCACCGTCATTAGGTATAAGACGAACCATTGCATCTATTTGTGCAACAGCGTCATCTACGTCAGTATCATATCCAAAATGAAAATCAACAGTTAAGATATTATCTTTTTGTCTATAGTCTTGATTTTCAAATACATATACATCATGTTCTTTCATAATGTATCTGTATCGTATACGTTACTGATAACTGAATCTAAATCCATAAGCTTAGTTACAATAGCTTTATCAAGCTCGCTCATGTTTTGCATGGTATTTTTAATACCTTCAAGTATCAAAACTATTTCAGTTAATTTTATATCAAGTTCATCTAATTTACTTGTCATTATTACCTTTCTTATTAACAGCTTTGCTTATTTGATAACTTACTGCTTCATGAAGCATTGCACAATGATTGCCTATTTGTGTTTTAGCTCTATCATCATTACTCCAAGCTTGTAAGTCATTAAGTGTCCACTGAATAACTTGTCTTAACTCATCTACATCAAGTGTATTGAGTTTATTATCTAATGTAATATTCATAGTTTCCTTTCACTTTATATATATTACGTTCGCCCGAAAACGAACGTAATATATAAATATTTAACTATTCTACAACGTTACCGTCATAATCATCATCTAAATCATCTTTAAATGAATCTGTGTCAACAGTACTAGCCATAGCTAGTTGTTTTTCTACATTCTCTTTACCTTTAAGAGATGTAGGACTTGCGTCATGCAATTCCCACAGTTTTGATTGTGCGTCAGCAATGATACGCAGTTGCTCTGCAACTTCAGTATCAGTTTTATCAAGGTGTAAAAAGTAAGGTCTACTTTTACCTTGAGTTGCTGAATAGCCATGAGTGACAGCCATTTGACTCCACTCAGTCAGTTGTGCGCCTGTTTGCGCACAGATTACCTCGTAAGGTACGTTACTTGCCATAATATATATCCTTTCTATTATGTATCATCTATGTCTTTCATAGATAAATTTTTCTTTCACACCACGCTCTGAAAGAAAATATTTAGCTAAAGACATAGTTATACAAGAAAGGATATTATTCATGTTTCTTTAATTGTGCTAATGATGATGGACTTTGACTATGCATATCAAATAATTTCTTTTGTGCTTGTTTTATTTGATTAACAAGCTTTACATGTTCTGGATTAGACATATCAACTTCTATATTTAAGTTATGTCTAGAATCTCCTATAGGTATTTTCATAGTTATATTCCTTTCATGAAGGATAGTAAGGCCTAAGCCTCACTACCTTCAAATAATGATAATTGCTTGATATTATCAACTTGTTTAATTAATTTAGGCAACTCTTTTAATTTACGTGCAATATAGGTTTTAGATTCCTTATGCAGTTCAATTAAGTTCGGCTTGCCTCCAGCTGTCGGTTGTGCAACACAGTCGCCGTGTAGGTACGACTTCCATGTTACCCAGCCCTTCTGTGGTCCGAAGTAGCTTTTTATAGGGTGTCTTTCGTCTGGAAATACTTCAGTATGACATATGCCACAATCGATAGTATTTACCCATTTAGTATATTCAGTATCCATATTTTCTTGTCCTTTCGTATGAATTTTCTGTCTTACAGACCTGACAAGACAGATAAATTTTAGTACGAAAGGACTTAGAAAATAGGATACGAGAATATCTATGGGTAATACTAGATTGGCATTGACATACAAGTATGACAGACCAAGACGCACTCGAAAGCCTCGGCGACAAAGGTCTGTAACATTAAGTTATCCTCACTGTACTGTAAGCACAATACAGTAGAGGCAAGTAACTTAATGAACAGCTGGAATGTAACTCATTGGACGGATAACACTGTAGTTATATATAGTATCCATATGTATGCATAGTCATATCAATACACTACATATGGTATTAAATCAATACGGGATACTATATATAGTAGGTCACTTTACCGTAAGGTAAAGACATTCAGTACAGTATACAATATATTGTAGGTCTATCTATATATACTTTAGTACTGAATGTTGTTTGACCTACCAGTGTTAACCTTGATGTTCTACAGGTATACAGTAAGGCTAGAAATATATGCTGGTAATTCTGTAATACAGTAGGTGGCTACAGTCTTTTTAGGCACTAGCGGGCATTAGTAATTGTGTGCCTAATCAAACGTTTTCTAATGTCCTTGGGTACTGCCTTTGTCTTTCTAGTGTACTGTCTTGCCAGTCAGCAGCTTTCTACATCCCGATTGCACCTTCACCTGTAACAAATTACTTGTGTTTGATGTTTGTAATTGACAGTATGTTACCATATAATTAGCACTACGCAAACATCTACAGAAAGTTAGTTAAATGGGTCAAAATGTTGTATGTATAGCTCAAGGCTGTAGGAAGCGATTAAGTGGGAAACAAAGAAAATTTTGTTCACCTACCTGTCAAAAGAGACAGTTCGCAGCCGACAAGCGACATAATGACAAGGTTGAGAAACCAATTAACCGTGAACTAAAATCTGATGATGGCGACTACGCTAGTGTTAGACGAGGTACGTATTACCGAGCTTTCGTAAGTGAAGGATACGCCGAGTTACTAGCTAATGGAGACATTAGTGTAGCTGAGGTATCTTTACTCCTTGAGACTAGCTCGGCTACCGTCTCTCGAATGGCAGCTGCCTACAAAATTGACACCAGGAACTCCATCGCTGCTGACGGATGGGAAATATCAGAGGATGCACAAAAGAGTTTAGAGAATTTTTCTAGCTTCCGCGAAAAATATTTTCGTACGGAACTAGGTAAGAAGTATGAAACAGCCCCCTTCCATACTAATTGGATAAATAACATTATAGATTCTATTAATAACGGTAAAGAATTATTAATATTAAGCCCCCCAAGACATGGAAAGACAGAACTGTTAATACATTTTGCTGTGTATCAGATATGCAAGAATCCAAACTTACGTATCATGTGGGTAGGTGGAAACGAAGATATAGCTAAAAATGCTCTTAGCGCAGTCCTAGACGTGCTTGACACGAACGAAGAACTCAGAGAGGCATACTGTCCCCCAGGTACATCTTTTAAACCAGATAACCGTTCTGGTAAGAACTGGTCACAGAATCAATTTACTGTAGGTACAAGAACTGTAGCTGGTATTAAATCACCAACTATGGTTGCTGTAGGTAAAGGTGGAAAGATATTATCTCGTGATTGTGACTTGATTATTGCTGATGACATTGAAGACCATCAAACTACTATGCAGGCAGGTGCAAGAGAATCTACAAGACAATGGTGGACAACAACATTATCTTCACGTAAAGAGGAACACACAGCTGTTGTAGTAATTGGTTCAAGACAACACCCTGATGATTTATATAACCATCTTTTAGAGTCAGATAACTTTACTTCTATAGTTGAATCTGCACACAAACTAGAATGTGAACTACCAGAACATACAAGTGAAGTACATACTGATTGTATGCTATGGTCTTCTAAACGTTCACACAAATGGTTAATGTCTAGATTACATTCTGCTGAATCAACAGGTGGTAGGCAGATATTCGAGATGGTGTACTATAACCAAACATACATAGAAGGTACACAAATTTTTACTATGAATATGGTTGACCAATGCATGCGACCTGATTTAGTTATGGGACAACATTATAGAAATTTACATTTAGTAGCTGGACTTGACCCTGCATCATCAGGATTCCAGGCATCAGTACTTTGGGGTATAGATGCATATAGAGGCGAATTGTTTTTAGTAGATTTAGAAAATAGGCAAGGGGGCGGAGTAAGGGCTGCACTTGACCAAATGTCAGATTGGTTACACAAGTATGATTGTCGTCAATGGATAGTAGAAGAAAACGGTTTTCAAACTGCTATACGTCAAGATGATAAAATAAAAGAATTTACACTACGTAGTGGTATTCAGTTACAAGGACACCTAACAGGTAAAAACAAACATGACCCACTATATGGTGTAGGTGCAATGGCTGATTTGTTTGAAAATAGAAAAATACATTTACCTACAGGTGATTCAGAAAGTAGTGCTAAAATACAAAAATACAGACAACAGTTGTTATACTTTGATGGTAAACCTGTTTCAAAGCGAAACAAGGAAAAAACTGATATAGTTATGGCTAGTTGGTTTCCGATGAAGGTATTTAGACGTATGCAAAAAGAACGTCTAGCTGACGTTGGAACAGACTACGAACCAAGTTATGGAGATTTTAAATTAACTAATATGAATGATGCACCATGGGGATAGAAAACTTAGACCTTAAAACATACAATGAAATTATTGAAAGCGCCTCTGAGTTAGTCGGTGGACAAGCAGTACAAGAAAGACAAGTAAGTAAATCTCGTATTAAAGCTATTTTAAATGGTGGTAGTGAAGGCATGAAATCTTTACTTGGTGATTCAATGAGTGCAGAAGATGCTGATTTATTACCTGCACCAAACTTATTACAATCAGGTATTGATAGATTAGCTCAAAAAATATCTGGTGTACCACAAGTACGTGTAGATATTCTTAATGGTAACGAATCAGAGAGAGCTAAATTTCAAGCAGAAAAACTAGAACGAATAGTAACGTCTTATGATGCAACACAAAATCTAACAGGACAGTTAGCACAAGCATCTAGATGGTTACCAGGTTATGGTTATTGTGCTTGGGTTATATCAACTAAAGTAGATAGCAATGGATTTGTATATCCTAGTGCTGAACTACGTGACCCCTATGATACATTTCCAGGAAACTTTGGACCTGACCAACAACCTAGAGAACTAGCAGTTCTTAGACGAGTGCCTAGATATAAACTTGCACAAATCTATCCAGAGTTTAAAGATGAAATTATGAGAAAAGATGATGATGAAACAGGAGAAGATTATACACCTGTTCCTACAGAATTTATGAGTTATGATACAAACAATGCACAAGATTGGGAAGATAACACACGAGCTGGATTAAGAATAATAGAATACTATGACCAAGGTGGTACATACATAGTATTTCCTGAACGTAAATTAATTTTAGATTTTATACCAAACGTTCTTTCTACTCCACCGTTTGTGTTTATGAAACGTATTTCTTTCGACCAACTCAAAGGACAATATGACCATGTCATAGGTTTAATGGGTATGATGGCAAAGATAAACATTATGTCTGCTATCGCTATGGAAGACGCAGTATTTACAGAAACAAACATTTCTGGTGAACTAGAATCTGGACAATATAGAAAAGGTAGATTTGCCGTTAACTATTTGTCACCAGGTACACAGGTCAGCAAACCACAAAATAACATGCCATATCAATTGTTCCAACAAGTGGATAGATTAGAAAGACAATTGAGGCTTGTTGGTGGTTATCCTGTTACTGATGATGCACAGTCACCTAATTCGTTTGTAACAGGAGCTGGTTTACAAGAACTTAATGGCGCTATGTCATTAATGATAAACGAGTACAGAGAAATTATTAAAAACGCAATTGTTGAGATGGATGCTAAAAGATTAGAAATGGACGTAGTCCTAGCATACACAACAAATGTGACAAAAAAACCTATGGTAGGTTATATTAATGGTTCTTCTTTTTCAGAAAACTATCAACCATTAAAAGACATAGGTGGAGATTTAAGAACTAGACGTATTTATGGAGTAATGGCAGGATTCGATGAGCCACAAAAAATTGTAACTGGTTTGCAATTGTTACAAGCTGGTGTTATAGATACAGAAACATTACAAGATAACATAGATGGTTTAGAAAATATACAAAAAGTACAAGAGCGTATTAGAAAAAATAAAGCAGAAGGTGTTTTGTTTGATTCAATACTAGCTAGGTCAGCACAAGGCGACCCACAAGCAACAATGGCAGCTATAGCAATCTACGAGCAACCGAATGCTATAACTGATATTATGAAACAATTTTACACTCCTGAAGAACCTGGTATGACACCAGAACAGGAAGCAATGATTCAACAACAAATGTTGGGTGGACAGGGCTTGCCACCACAAGCCCCACCATCCATATCAGAAGCATTTGGTTTGTAATGGAAGAATACGTAGAAAACGAATTTTGGGATATGGTGTACAACGAATACGGTGTACAAGATGAATTTGATGTATTATCTGAAGATGTACAAAACATAATATATCCAGCAGAAGGTATTATTATTTTTATAACTAAGGATTTTTATGGCAAAAAGTAGACGTGGAGGATATAGACAACCTACTGCTAATACTTCTAATGCTGTTTCTGGTCCTGGTGCATTAAGCCAAAGAACAGACGGCAATGCTTCTGCACCTGCAGCTGCATCTGGTGGAGACTACGGTCAAAGAAAAGCTATTGAAGAACAAGTATCTGCTGGTGGTGGATTACCTAAAACACAATCTATTGCACCTCCTAATGTTTTTGCACCTACAGAAAATCCAAATGAACCTATAACAGCTGGTGTACCTATAGGAGCTGGAGAAACACCAACTATAATTTCTGATAATACTGATATAATTTTACAAGCATTGTATCAAACTAACCCTTCACCAATAATCTTGGAGTTAATAAACAACAGGAACGTGTAATGGGTAGTTATTACATAGAAGATTATTTTAAAGAAAATGAATTTAATCGTGCAAACAAACTTGCACAAAATCAAATACAAAATTATAAAGTTGCTTTTGAAGGCCAAAGTGAAATATTTAATAATATACAAAAAATAAGTGACCAATACAGTGCTTTACCAACTGACGTTGTAGTTGCATTAGCAGTAAATGGAGTTAATCCTGATTATTCATCACTAGGCGATATTGAAGATGAAGTTGTAAATTTAAGAGTTAAAAAAGAAGCTGACTTATGGACTGAACTTTATGAAAAATATCAACCTGAAGATATGGAAAAAAACATGAAAATGACTATTGGTGATTTATTAACATCAGGTTTTGCTCCAGGTGGTACTAAACCAGGTGATGTTCAGTATGGTGTATGGGCATTTGCAGGATTGGATGCTTTATTTCAAACATTTGGACCTTCAGGTAAATGGTCTCTTTTAGCTTCTGGTGCTAATGCTTTAGTTCCTGGACAAGTTATGCAAGTAGGTAGGTCACAAGCATATCTACGTGATATACGTTATTACGACAAATTGTTGCAAGATGGTTATACACCTACAGAAGCACAGGGAATGTTACAAACTGATGTTAGTTGGACTGAAATAGAAGATATTGGTAAGGATACAAACATTGTTGGTGATATTAAAAAACATATAGATATGATACAAGAAGCTCATAAACTAGGTGGAGAACCTTTATTAGCTAATATGATGAGACAAGTTTTAAATGGTAAACCAGTAAACTTTGATAGAGGTACAAAAGCTACACTTGAATCAATAGATGCAACAAAAACACCTATGTTTCATGATTTAACTACACAATACGGTTATTCAGAAGAAGAAGCTAAAAAGTTTATTTACAGTAATATTGGTGAGCCTATTAAACAATTTGATGAAGATGGTGAAATACATTATACATCCGCAGAAAATCCTAACAAAATTAATTTTTATGCTGGTAGAAGTAAACAAAGATACATGTGGTCAGGACAAACTGCACAAGATTTTTACAAACCTCAATGGTCGGATAAAAATATTCTTATGGAATACTCACCAGGGAGAGTTATATCTTCAGAAATTGTACAACCTGGCTCTACAGCTTTTAATACTTTGTCAGGTACATTAGATGCTACTTATCAAATAGTTCCTGAAATACTTGCTGGTAAAGGATTAAAAGGTATACGTAATGTTAAAAAAGGTTTTAGAGGTATAAACAAAGCTATGGAAGCTACTGAACTTGGTTTAGTAAAACAAACCGGTAAAACAATTAAAATATCTCCTAATGCAATAGCAGACGATATTATTGAAACTGTAGCAGATGAAGTAGATGCTGTTACTGGTAAAGGTAATTTTGATAAATTTGTTAATTTTAACAGTAATACATTAACAAAATATTCTGACGATGTTGTGGCTAATCGTAAACAAGTACGAGCTGCTGCTAAGAAATTAAAAAAAGAATACACAGTATTTGGTAGAGTACCTAGATTTTTTCAAACAACAAAAGATGAGGTACTTAATCAACCATTAATGGATAACTTTTTTAATGCTTTAGCAAAAACTGACCAAACAGTTGAACATGCAGTAGCTACAAATCCTATACTAAAAGAACTACATCCTGAAGTAATATCAGAAATATTAGAAGAATCTAATCCTTCTGTAATTAAAAAAATGTTTGGTGATATGGTAGACCAAGGATATGTAGTTAAAGCTACACCAGAAACAGGATTAACACAAGATTATATACAAACATTAGATACAATATCTGATGGGTTATTACCTGTTAAAGGTTCTTTTACTTTAAATAAAATATCTCAGAATCTTGCACAAACAGGTACACGATTACAAACAAAAAGCAATCCTGCAAAAAGAGCATTAGGTAGAGTTGCTTCTACTGTTGGTAATGAAAACGCAGCATACAGAAACTTAGGTTCTTTTGTTGGAGAACAAGGTAGAAAAGTAAGAGATTTATTTCCTGGCAGAAAACTTACACAATTAAAACCAGTAAATAAAAATGAAACAATTTTAGATACTACACAAGCTGCTGGCGAAATGATTAAAAAACAAAAAATTGTTGATGAGCTTGACCCTACATATGGAAAATTAGAGTTTGAAAAATATATGGGATTTAGTTCATCATATAATTCGTCATTTAATCCTTATTATAGAAAACTACTAGGAGTAGTACCTTATTTAGGTATTCCATTAAACAACTTTGCAACAGGTTATAAACAATTAGCTAGTCATTTACAAGTGACAGGTTACACAATAGAAGAAGCATCTCAACAATTACGTAAATTTAGAAATTTAGATTTTAATGATAAACCTAAAATAAGAAAATTTGCTTATGAGCAAATGCAAGCAGATGTTGCATTAATTAAAAAACGTGGTGGTAATGATGAAATAGTTGCACAAATTGTAGAAGAACAGTTTAATGGTATGCAAAAATCTAAAATATATGCTGCTGGTAGAAACGGTGAAACATTACCTAACCCTGGTTCTAGAAATGAAGTTATTAGATTAACTGACCCTAAAGATGGTAAACCTAAAAATGTAGAACATGTTACTGCACATCTTTTTTCTGAAATGTCAGATAATGTTGTACCTCTTTTAGATTACAGAATAGTAAATAGAGCTATGGGTAAAGTATTAAGAGCGCAACCTGGAGGAGAAGCCATTACTGGTGTTAAAGGATTTGTATACGATTCTAAAGAATTTGTAAAATTTGCAACTCCATTTAGTGATAGAACTACTAATCCATTTAAAGGTGGATTAATTAATACTAAAAAACTAAATGATGATGCTGTAACTATGTTAGCAGAATATTATACACGTAATGTTTTTAAACCTTTAGTACTATTAAGAGCTGCATTTTTTACTCGTGTGTTTATTGAAGAACAAGCACGTATAGCTGTATCTGGAATAGATGGGTTTTTTAATCATCCTTTTAGGTACATACAATGGTTATCTAGTGGTGTAGAAGATTCTAAATGGGCTAAATTACCAGGAATAACTGCAGCAAATGCAGATGGTGTAGAGCTTTTAGCTTCATCACAAGCTAGAGAAGCAGCACAAAAAACATTTTTAAGTTCAGATTTTCTTTCAACAGCTAAATACAACAGAGATGTTAAAGGTTTAGAATACATTACTAAATCTAAAGTTGGCGATACAAACATAAATGATTACACATTAGGTGCTTTTAACGAATTAATACAATTACGTAGTGATGATATTTCTAGACAAGTAGCTAAATATAGATATGGAAGTAAAGAATTAAATGATTGGTTATATAGTGAACCAGGATTTGCTGCTAGAAAAAAATTATACGATTGGGGTGGTAAAGATTTAAAACCAATGCTTGATGATAAAGATTTTATAGACCAATACGTACAATCTATTGAAGCACGTATACGTGTTAAAACTGGTGGTATTGTTAAAAAAGGTGTTGATTATCGTAAAGTAAATAATACAAGAAAGTATAGATACAGTTTAACTTCTGGTGATGTTGGTGATGATAAGTTACGTTATGCAATAGCAGAAGGCAAATTGTTTGATTCTAGTTTTGATTTAAAAAATGCTGCTACAGCTACACGAAAAGATTATTTAGACTTTAGTGAAAATCCTGAAAAAACAATAAAGTACTTTAAAAAACAAAAAGTATTAGATAGATTGCAACCATTTTTTACAGATGAAGGATTAAATCTTGATATAGGAGATGTTAAACTATCACAAAAAATAGATGATGGTACTAAACCAGGTATACAAGATTTACTAGACGGTTTAGATAAAGGTACTAATGCTGTATTTGAATTTTTAATGACTAAACCTATTGGTTATTTAAATAGGTCAATTGTTTTTAAACAAAACAGATGGCTTTACGTTGGTAATAAATTTCAATATATGAGTGATGGATTACGTAATAAATACATAAAAGAAGCAATAGACTCTGCTGTACCTAAATCAGTTGTAGATGAATTAAAAGGTTTAAAAAAACTATATCCATCAGGAAAAATAGATGATTATTATACAATGAA